TCCCTCGGATACATCTATTCCTGCACTTATTGAATTAGTGTGTTGGTAAATACCACGATAATGGTACTGTGTGGCGTACCCTATGTTTGTTGAAACGTCTACCGCTGATGCAGAGGCGCTCAACATTGCTGCTAGTGTTATTACTTTATATTTCAATTTTCTTCTCCTTTCATAGATTAAGTTCGTTCTTTGCAATGATATATTGTTTTACAAAATCAGATCGTACAATATCTTCTACTTCAAATTCAATAAACGTAAATCTATCCATACGTTTAAGAACCTTAATAAAATCTTGTAGTCCATTTTGTTTTAGATCTGCCTGTCGAAAGTCTCCACAGAACATTACTCTACAGTTCTCGCCTATACGAGTAATGATAGAGTCTAGCTCATGAAAAGACATGTTTTGACACTCATCAATAAGAATTACCGCATCTCTAAGTGTTATGCCTCGAATAAATGAAGTAGTCATAAAGTGTACTAGACCCTGCTTCTTTAGGATCTCATACGCATCTCCACGACCAAACAAGTCATTAGAGATATCTTTATAAGGTTCTTCATAGACAGCACTCTTTTCTTTCTCAGTACCGGGTAAAAAGCCCATGTCCCGCGTAGGAACAGCACTTCTAATAACTACTAGGTTTTGATACTTACCCTTGGCCATATCATCATAGGCTAGGTACGAAGAAATGAATGTCTTTCCTGTGCCTGCTAATCCGTGGAGTACAAGGTTTTTCTTAGACTCAAATGCTTTGAGTTGGTTTCTGGTTAAGGGTTCAATTTCCTGCAGCTCTAAGCTAGCTCCTGCAAGTGTTTGTTTGCGTCTTTTAGCCATATTATACTTTTCTTCTAGTGTCCTTGAGTTTCTTTTCAGAATACTCGTAAAGCATCCAAGGTAATCCCTTTACATGCAAAAGTCCTGCCCAAGTATATCCTGTCTCAGGAGGTCGTGGTATGGTAAAAGGAGAGTTGTGCCCCTTTACCCATATCAATGCCGCAGTATCTTTCCTTACTACTTTATTGATCTTTAAATATTTTAAAGGTAACATAAGAGTCTTTTCATAAATGAAAGGTCGTCCTGCATTATCTATAAAATACTTTGTACGTTGCTTTATTAGTCCATTAGGATTAGACACCATTCGCTTTAGTATGCACAAATTCTTGTGTGGAGTTTGTACTCTACGAGCGCCTAGTGTCTTGCCTGTCTGATTTTTATCGTCTAAGACCTCTCCGTCTATGAAGAGTAAGCCGTCTGAAGTATCCCAGTTCCCCGAATCTAAAAGGAAAACTGGGAATACTAGCTTATGCAGATTTTTATACGTTATCACCATACATTTTCTCGAACTTTCCGCCTGAATAGTCTTGGTGAATAATCTCGAAATCACAGCCTACAGGAGTGCCAGGAATAGATAACCCTCTATCTAGCTGTACATACTCTGCGAGCTTAATCATGTACTCATCAACTTCTTCATCTGGTACTTCTGCTAAAATGGAATCGTGTACTAAAGCAAAGATACGAGCTTTCTTTTTATTTGCTTTAATCCAAGAGTTCATGTCTATTGCTCCTAGAAGGTTAATATCAGAAGCAGCAGACTGCACCAGAAAATTAAGACCAGACCTAACGCTATGGCTCTGGATGCCTTTGTCTGTCGATGCGACATTTGGTAATCTCCTCTTTCTTCCGAAGAAGCTGTAAATGAATCCATTTTGTTGGATATATTTTTGATTGTCTTCGATCCACTCTTTTAACTTATGGAACTCTGCAAAGTAATCATCAATGACTTCTTGTGCATCTTTCCTGCTAAAAGGTTTACCACTATCTTTTGTTACTTGTTCACTAATCTTGTTTGCACCTGCACCATACATAATACCAAAGGTTACAGCCTTAGCCGCCTGTCTTTGCATACTGTAGAGAGATGCTACTTCTGATACTTCACAAGGTAACTTAAATACTTTGTGTGCAATAGCAGAGTGAAAGTTGCCTCCAGACTTAAACACTTCAATCAAGGCTTTATCATTTGCTAGTATTGCGGCTACATATACCTCTGCTGTTGTTAAATCCATTGCAACTATCTTGTGACCTGCCGCCGCCTTAATACAGCCTTTTACAATAGGATTGTCGCGAGGGAGCTGTTGCATATTAAGCTTGCCACTAGAGCTGAGCCGCCCACTAGTTGTGCCATGAAGGTTAAAACCCGTGCGTAACCTGCTATCTCGGTCCAGCTGTGGTAGGATTTTGTCCAAATAAGTATTTTTAATTTTGGATTTTTGTCGAATAGCAAGGATAAGTCCGGGGACGTCGGATTGCTCCGCAAGCTCTCCAAGAACTTCCGCGTCTGTTGAGTTTGCACCTGTACCTGTTTTCTTTCCAGTAGGATTAAGCCCGATGAAATCAAATAGTAAACTGCGAAGCTGAACAGTACTGTTAGGATTAAAATCTTTTCCATTAATTTTCTCAAATTTACTAATAGCAGGATGCTTGTACAGCTCTACGATCGCTTCATCAATCTGCTCTTGCATAAGAGTTTGTGATTTTTGAAGTCTGTCTATATCAAACGGTACGCCATTATCTTGGATGTCTGTTAAGAAACGGCATCCAGGAATTAATATGTTTTCGTAGACTTTTGCAAGCCTCTTGTTTTGTTTAATCTTAATAAACTTTTCGTAGAGCAGGAAAGTAACTGCTGCATCCATTCCCGCATACAATTTCATAATGTCAAAAGGAATAGCATCCCATGTAAAGTCTGCTTTTAGTATGCCATGTTCTTTCCGGTACTGAGCCATCCAGTCATACATACCTTTCTCATAATCACCATAGATTGTATACTTCATAGCTAAAGACTTCAAGCCATGTGTACCAGGATTCTCATCTATGAGATAGTGCAACAACATGGTGTCTTCAAAGCGAGGAAACTTAAAGTTAAAGTGGTACTCAAAGAATGCCAAGTCAAACTTAGCGTTATGAAACACTACTATCTTCTTGTCAAACAACTCTTGGAGCAGGCGCTCAGACTCTTCGTCTAGGCACTCTGTATCAATGTATGCTCCACGATCAGCTTCATAAGAGAGGGACAAGCCAAGGATGTGTCCATCACGAGGATAGAGTCCTGTTGTCTCAGAGTCAAGACCCACATAGCCGAGAGGTGCGTCAATCGCTGCTTGGAAGAAAGCATTTGCTTCGGCAGTATCTTGTATACCCCAAGCATTGTACTCAGTAATTAGTGTATCTTCTTTGTTGCCGGTAATGTACTCTACAATACTTTGCTTAGAGTCATCCCATGTGCGCTGTGCTTCTGGTTTGAATGCAAGCATGGCAGGATTAATGACAGGCAAGTACTTCTCTTCTACTTTCTTGCCTGAGTATTCGGTGACTGAATTTTCAGAAGTGAAAAACTTAAGTGCGTCACTTCCTACGAGAATGAGCCAGTCATAAGCAGAGGGATCGATTTCGATATCTACATCTCGTCTTAGTACTTTCTTAATGTTTGGGTCAGAGCATAGCTGATATTGATCAAACTCGAACTCGTCATCAAACTCTTTCTTAAAATTTGTTCTACTTGGTTTAGTTTCTACTAATGCAACTTTAGGCATATAATTTACTCTTTAATGTTTGTACTGATTTTAATGGTAATGCCCCAGGATCTGTGTCCTTAAGACATACGTTTCTTGAGGTCAAGCCTACTCGCTCAACCATTTCTTTTACTATATTTGCTGCAGTCTGTCCTGCATCGTCACCGTCGAAGAAGATATCTATAGAGTCTACGCCCTGTATGGACAGCATCCTTAGCTTATCTTCATTAATATTCTTTGTTCCAAAACAACATACCGCATTTGTCAAACCTTTATCCTGTAGATTAATCATATCAAATATGCCCTCTACTAGGATAACAGAACCTTGTATTGGCTCTACTATAGGAAAGAGAGGCATCTTTGCACCCGCAGGCGAGATCATGTACTTAGGCGTACCGCCTGTAGTATGACGACCATTAAATGCTACTATGCGACCTGATATATCTCGTACTGGAAATACTACTCGTCCTATGTGGTCAGGGTCATGATGTTGGAACGCTTCAAATCTTTTATACGTTTCTGGTTTAATACTACGCCAGTTGCCTGTATACGGCATTAAATTTCGAGGAAAAGACAAACCAATACTTTCAGACCGTTTCTCTTTAATATTTTTCTTTAACAACTCTCTTCTTACTTGTAAATGGTTTGCCTTTTCGCCGAAATAGGTAAAAATGTTTCCTTTATAACCACAGGAAAAGCAGCCAAAGATACCTGTAATGCGATCAATCCGCATACTAGGGTTTCTATCTGCGTGCTCTGGGTTAAGACAACTAACTAAGCAGTCGCCTCCTTTGGGTATAAAATAAACATTTCTTGATGTTAATAGTTCTTCTACTGTCACCGTCCAATATCCTTTACGTTTTCTCTACTAATTACTTGATAAGCACCTTTGTTATATGCAGGTGCGATTGTGTACTTTGAATCTAACTTATGTCTAGCACTAAGTGTTGTATCTACTCCTGCTACATCTGCAGATCTATACTCTTTAGTTTCTCTACGGTATACGGTGGTCTCTTCTAGCGGTTGAAACTTTGGTGTATATCGCTTAGCTTTGGGCAAAGCCTTTCGCTTTCTACCTGAGCTAGTGTGTCGTAAACTACCGAATGTAAGTGCCAAATGCTTTTCTCCTTTTAAGTATCCGTATATTATACGCATGAAAAGTTAAAAAGTCAAGAAATATTTTAAAGATCGTGAATATCTTCGCCTGTCTTGTGCGTAGAATCTTCCTTCTCTTTAGGAGTGAGTGCAGACTCAGGGCCAATCTTAAGGGTGTCCCAGTCTACTGTAGATGTGAATGACTTCATAGAGGCTGATCGCATCTTTACACAATTCAAAGTGATACACGCATCTTCGTGATCCCACGTCTCTAGTGCATACGCCGCATCTGCCGCATCAAGAATGCCTTTAGCAAAACGAGCTTCTCCACTTGCGTCTGTTTGATAGGGTGTAAATACTGTACAATCGTACTCTTGTGCCATTGATTTCAACGCCTTACTTACTTCGATTTGTTCTGTCCAGTCATACTGACCTCCGCGAGAAGGGAGACTCGACCGCTTTACTTGATTGATATAGTCCACTATGATAATACCCACATTCATTGGCTTAACTTTTTTGTCAAGCTCTGCACGAATCTTGGATAAAGTGAGAGAAGGGTCATAGACAACATCAAGCTGTTGAGTCGGGAGAAGCTCTCCAACCTGTAGCTTACTATGAAACTTATCAAAATCACGGTGTTCTTTGTACTCGTTCAAGCGGTCTTGCCCAACAACAAAACGATTTGCCCACCAAGTAGCAACCTTCTCCCACTCTACAACACTAAGATTCTTAGTACGAAGACGTGAAAAGGGAACTTCTGTGGCTATGGCACAGCATCGTTGAAGGATAGACCGACTATCCATTTCTATAGTGAAATAGATAGCCGATTTACCAGTTTTGATAACACTATTGGCAATGTTAGCACAAATAACAGATTTACCTGCTCCACGTTTACCACCAACCATTACGAGATCTCTGGGAGAGAACTGTATTTCGTGATCGTATTCCTCATTGAGGCCGAGGGGCACGTACTTAGCTAAATCTTCTTCTGGCTCAAACAAGGAAATACGTTGCATACTTTCTTGTGGGTCTTCCAAATCTACCTTTTGCTCAATATCAAGTACGATTTGGTGAAGGTGATTGACAGACTCTTGTGCATCCTCGAACGCAACAGAGCTTTCAACATAATCTTCAAGTGAATCCAGAATTTCTTTTTGAGTATATTCGTTCTTCAAGTACTGGAGAAGCATGTCAGGGTCGGCATCGACCTCAACAGCTTCCACTGCGAACAGTTTTTCACGAGTACTTGAATCACGAATCTCAAACTTTAGATCTTCAATCGTTGGCATTTTATGAAAATCGCTGGAGTGTTTATCTATAATCTTATAAAGACTATGATATTCCTCCGGCAGATAATGCTTATGCGTAACACTCCAAGTCTGAAAGTCTCCGAGTGTAAGCACTTGCTTTATCAAAGCACTTGCGATATTCAATGAAATTCTCCCGATTTCAAATCTAAAAAAAGTGAGCAGACCCCGAGGAGTCTACTCTTATAAAGCGTACTAGACGATAACCGACTTTAGAGGGTGGTCTCTATTAAGCAACACGCCCCATGTTGCTCTAGTACTAAAAGATTAAGCAGAAGCTTTTTCTTTCTTTGCTGCGCCATCATAGTCAGCGGCTGAAAGGCCACGACGAGTTAGCATAGTCTTGACGCCACGAGCAGTTTTGCCAATCGCTTCAGCGATATCTTCAACACCCATGC